ATATTATTTTTTCTTTGTTACTTTCTTTTTTACCGTTAGCGGAAAACCACCTGTGGTAAAAAAATATGGGGGTACTATTAAGGCACCCCCAGTTTTATTATATGTTATCGAATGATACGTTTTGTGGAGTTACTGTAAATTCAAGTTCAATGAATTCCAAAGTAGGTGTTGGTTTGATAAAGATTTTACCTTTTAAAGTATTTCTATCGTTATCTTCAACGTCCATTGCAACGCTAACTCTAAAGTCTGTTAAACCTCTTTCTTTTCTGATGTTATCCAAGATTGGGTTAACCAAAGACAAGAATTGATTTCTAACTGTGGTATCATTTGGATCGAATAATAATCTCTTAGATACACTCATGATCAATCTTCTCGCTTGTAACAACAATCTTCTGATGTTCAATCTATCAAGAGCACTTGATTTAACCTGCAAGTTTCTGTTACCCCAGATAACAACCCCAACGTCTGAATAAGTCGCTAATGGGTTAATTCTACCTGGATATAAAATATCTCTTGCTTCTTGGTCAAGAACTATACGAGCTCTATTACATTTAACTAAACCTCTATTGTAACCAGCAGTTGCAAACCAAGGGAACGCTACGTTATCTGTATAAGCCATATTTCTTACTACCTCAGCAGTAGGTGGGATATACAAGTTTGCGTTATTGTCTGTATCTGTGATTTGTATCCAAGGATAGTAAACCGCAGTGTAGTTAGAATCGATGTCAGTGTTTTCTAATTCATCAACGATATCTTCAGCAAAATACCAGTTTTCAGTATCTGATGGGTTGTTGTTGTTTAACAACTTGATATCAGGTAATGTTGGTAAATAAATCGCATCCAATCTCTTTTCTTCAACAACTTCAATAGCGTCTCTAACCAAATCAGTGTTGTTTAACACGTCAATACCAGGAGTTGCCAAGATGTTGATAGCGGTTTCTTCTGGGTTTTGGAATGTTCTGATACCGTACATTGTTGCATAGTAGTCAGAAGTACCGAATAACTCAGCGTACTCAACATTTGTAAATGTATCGAATGTACCAGCTACGAAACCAGTTCTACCGATTTTGTACTCATCTGTGTTTGTTCTGTTAACTCTATAAGCATCCCAACCATCAAAACCACCAGCAAATAAAGCTGTGAATTTTCTTGTTCTCATGTTATTATAAGGGTGAGTTGTTGTTCCGTCAACCACAATTGGGTCAACAAATGAAGCAACACCAACCGCAAAAACTTGTTCTCCAGTAACAGAGTCAACAATGGTACTAGCATTGATATCCATGTGGAAACCTTTTGTTTTTGTTGTATAATCATCACCAGTATTGTAGGCGTTGTCACCTAAGATACTAATTTTACCTTTAAACAATAATAGGTCTTTATCAAATCCAAATTGGCTTGAGAAACCTAAATAGTTTTTAGTTACTCTATCACCACTAGAAACTGTAGCATTAGCAAATGGTGGGTTGTAAATTGTGTCACCAGGTGCATAATATTTCAATTTGTAAGGCATTTCAGGAACAGCTGTTGCTGTGTAACCACTAGCACTATTTGTTCTAAATTCGTAACCTTCAAAACCAGCTGGTACACCATCAGTTGGTGCGTTTACAGCCATTTCAAGAACAACATAAGCGCTCTTTAATGGGTATTTGTTATCAATTGTACCTATTTTTCTACCAACGAAATTGTCTAATGACTCATCCATCGTACAATCAACAAATTTTTCAATTATTGATACAGCTCTATCTGTGTCGCTAAATGATCTGATGTAGATATCAAAAGTTTTCTTAGATAAATCAACATTAGCGATTGAAGCTTTGATTTCAGTGTTAGCACTTGTACCGTCAGAAATTGAAATTAATCTGAATAATCTTTGTGGTAAACCACCTCTTAACTCAGATACAAAGAAAGGTGTTACTGGTGATTGATATTGGAATCTATAGTGATCCCAGTTATTAACAGATGTTAATTCACTGTATAAACCTTTAATTTTACCACTTAACCAACCAAATTTCAGAGAGTTATCATAAACTTCCTCAACATAGATTTGAGAATCTTTGTCAGATGGTGTAGTACCGATTACTTTTTTGATATAGTTAGATTTTGTGCTATCTAAAGAAACTGTATAAGAGAATGTACCGCCAGTTGGGTTTGCTGTTGTACCAGTTAAATCAAAAGCTAAATATGGGTCGTTAACAACACCTGTTGGAGCGACCATATCTAATGAATTAACTTTATAACCTAACACATCTGAAGTGTAAGTACCTCTACTTCTAACGGTTGCAACGTTTTTGTTGTGACCTTCAGCGAAAGGATCAGCTGTTAACGTAACAGTGAACAATTCTAATTTACCGTTAAGTGTGTGAGCACCAGCACCTGTAAATGTATGGCAATATAAAGCAAATGATGGTCCACTGTATGTCTCGGTAGCGGTATTGTACGCTAACTCATTATTTAAAATATAAGCGTCTCTATCACTTGTTGGAACTGTGAACGGTAATTCATATGCGTCAATATAAACTGGGGTTATACCATGTGTAGCCGCATCAACCGTTAAATCAGTATCCATATCGTCAGTCAAAAGACCCCAATATAAAGCGTTTCCGTTATAGAAATCAGCATTAATGTAACTACCAACAGTTGTAAAGAATTGGTTAAACACGGTGTCAAAGTCAGTTGTAGCAACACCAGTTAAGTTAGCGATATAATCAATAAGATCGGTGTTACCAGAGTTACCAGTAACATAAAAACTATTGTTATTCGTGTCAACTTTAAAATTAATGGTTGTTTGTGTAATACCAGTGTGTGATAATGTTGATTCATCACATGCACCTAATGTTTTAATAACCCAAGCCATACCAGCATCATAGCCAGATAATCCTAAAAGTCTTGTAACATACAATTGGTTTGATTGTGTTAAATACTGTTTTGCTATGTATGGTAATTCATACTTAACAATTTGTGTATTTTTAAATTTTTCTGGATTAGTACCACCAAAAGTAGTCTTAAATTCATCAAAATTTCTGATGAATATTGGTTGGAACGCTGGACCCTTTAAGGTTTCACCCACTACACCTAATGTTGTAACACCAACTGTCTCAGTTGTGAATGTTAAATCTTTTTCGGTTGTGTAGACACCTGGAGATGCATAAACTTTGTTTGCCATATTTAGTTAATTTTATTTATTTAATTTTATCTTATTCATAAATATCAGATTTTTTACCAAAAAACCAGAATACCTCTTCATTTTTAAAATTCTTTATTTATTTTTAAGTATTTTCCGTTATTGTAAAAGTTCTACTAATCGCTGGTGTTACAATATAATCATCGGGATCTGATATAAACCCTTGTAGGTTAAAATTGTATAACTGTACGTAAAACCTTTTATTATTAAGGTCAGTAACTTGACTTTCATCTGAAGAGTCTTCTAACACAATTGGTATATAGTGTCCGTTAACTACAGTATATGCCTGCCTGCTTTGAAAATTTTTTAAAACAGTGGCGTTAAATTTGTTTAGTTCTTGCTGTCTATAAGCAAAAATTCTAACATCATAGGTAATATCAACTGGAATTGGTTGAGGTATTTTATAAACATCAACCCCCATTTTATTACCATCCCAAGTAGGTACTTCCGCATATGTATAATGTCTACCAGTTGGTATATTATAAATCAAAGAAGGGTTTGTGCCGTATTTCGTATCTGGGTTTCTAACAATATTAACAAAAGGTATTTTTAAATTTTTATACTCATCTGAAAATTTCCATGTTTGTGAAAATTCGTTCCATTTTTGAATACCCATCATAAACACAGGGACTTTTTCACCATCAATTGAAATTGCCAATTGATTAGTTACAAAATCTTTAAAACCCCTATCCAAATCAATATGCATAACACCTTTTGGTAGGTAGGTATCGTTGTTGATGATCATATCTTTCATATTTTCAGCAGCACCGCTTTGCATTGAGTAAGGATACTCGATGTTAGCACGTTGTTGTGTTAGATTGATCTTCTTTTTAAATGAACCTGGTAAAGCCATAATTATACCCCTTTAAATACGTTAGGATCAACGTTTGTACATTTTATTCTTCTAAAATAACCAGAATAACCAAATTGAGTACTTGGGTTATCCGTATTTACAGTATCGTCATCAAACACAGTAAAATATTTAAAATTATTTTGTCTGTCAGAATAACCGATAATATCACCGTAACTTATCTCAGCATTTTTTTCGTCAAGTTGTTTTTGTAAAACAGTAAACTCAAGATTACCATAGTCTTGGTACCTTAAATTTCCGTTTGGTGAGTATGATTTATTTTCACCGTTTTCAAGGCTAAGTATAACTTTTAATTCAACTGGTGATAAAAATCTAATATCGTTTACATTACTTTCACCGTAAACGTCATCC